GGGATATCATTTTCAATACAAACCCTGCCAAGTTTAACGCCGATATTTTCAATCGGCGCTTCCTCATTCTTGCGGAGGGTATACACACTATAACCTCTAACGTCTTTCATTAGTCGTCTACCTTATCGTCATCTGCAAACTGATTAAGGATGTCATCTAGCTCGTTGGCATCATCTTTTTTTGCAGGTGCTTTCTTTTTGCTACGTCTTGTCTTTGGAGCAGGTACATCTTCTACTTCTGCTACAGGCACATCTTCTGACTCACCAAACGGGTTGTCATCTTCAGTTTTAGCTGAGTAGCCATCTACTTCACCAAACGGATTAGCTTCTGCCATTTCTGCTAATGACACCACCTGTACAGCTCGTAAACGTAGTGATACCCCTGAATTAGACATCTTGTATGGCACTAACTCGACGTTAATATTGACAGTGCTACCAGAAGTAAGTTGAAAGTCGTCATCTAACTTAACGCTTTTAGCATCATATTGTGAGGGCTTGCGTGTAGCATTTTGACCGTAAGCCGCCGCTAAACGAGTCTTGCCTTGAAAACGACCGTCATCAAGTTTCTTAAATGGCATGTCAATCTTCTCAGGCCAATTAGAATCCTTGCCTTCATCCCAAGCAGTAACCATGTTTTTATACAGGTCTGCCGCTTGTTCCTTTGTCATGTTGAACGACATTGAGTATGCCGCGCCATCATCAAATGCGTCACATGGCATAGATTTCTGTTTGGTGCTATCGAAGTGGTAGGGTTTATCCATGCGTGGGTACATAGCCTCCACATTGTTAATATTAAAACGCGTGTAGTTTTTCTTAGCCATAGTCATTCCTTTATTGGTTTAAATGGATTGTATTCTTCCGTAGTAAATTTAGTTTTAACTGCGGATACTGCATCTACACTATTGGTTAAATCCTCTACCAACGATGTAAAAGTCTCTGGTACGAAGCCTACTGGTTCAAACAATAGCTTCTTATATGTCACGTTCTCGTCTTGTGATACGCGGGTAATCATTTGTTCTGGTTGGTAATTATGCAAACCTAAATACTTTTTGTACGCTGTATACGGCAACCTTTTTGAGTTTTTCTTTTTGTCTGGTGCTGTTCCAAACAAAGAAGTAGCAGGTAGATGTAGCTGAAACACCCCCTGTGCTTCTGCTTTATCAGTAATAAACCCAACAGCTATATGGGTAAACAATCTACAGGCTTTAGAATTATTATTTCCAGACCCACGTATGTCCTGCTTACAAAGCGCACAGTTTGTATGTTGTTTATCTTTAGCAGTCACGTCAGGCCCACGCCCTGCATCCGAAGTCCAACAAGTAGGTAATCGGCTTGCTCCGTTATCAAAAGAACCCTTGTAGAAACAACGAGATATGGCTATTGCTTCATTAACAATAACAAGATCAAGATAGTCTCGCTCGCAGGATGCAATTACCCCTTGTTCGTCCACTAACTGCCATACCTTGTCGTCGTGCTCAATGCGACGGTTATATATGCTCCCCGCCATAGTTACGATCTACGAACTACTATCTTATACCCCGCATCAACATTAATACCTTCTGGTATCTCGTCAGGGTTTTCTTCCATAAACTGATTCATAGTAGATTGTTTGATCCGTTTCTCAAGGCAATCAAACGCGTCATTCCTAACTACCCACTCGTAGAACGCAGGCCAATTAGCTGTCCATATCTTCCGCTGTACTTGGCACATGATTGTGCCGGATTCTGTCTTGACTGACATCACGTCATGCTCAAGACAATGCTCTTGCAGATGTGCTTCAATCTTTTCTTTATCTTCTTTTAGTTTGGCTATTTTCTTGTCGGCTTCTTTCTGTATCTTAGACATCTCGTCGCGTATCTTAACTACAGCTCCGGCAAGTTGCCCCAATGATGCTTTCACTTCTTCAGTCATTTCATACTCCGCTTGTAAGAGTTAGTAAAGAAACTAGTATATATGTAAATATTGACTTTGCAAGGGTTTTCTTTACTTTATTTCTTCGTTATATAAATCAATTAGTTGTGTGTGGGTTTCGAGTTTTCCAGACAATAATTTGTATAGTCTTCTCTCGACTGGACTACCTTGTATGTGCACTACGGTCATCTTGTTTGACTGCCCCTTACGATTTATTCTGGCATTTGCTTGCAGGTAAATCTCGGTGCTTGTTACAGGCGCGTACCATATCACCGTACTCGCCGCAGTAAGTGTGACACCGTGAGCCGCCGCTTGAGGTTGTATAATAAGAACCTTAGTATCTTCGTTAGTTTGGAAACGCTTAAATATATCTGTTCGTTTAGATGGTGATACGTCACCAGTCACACATTCGCTAGGTACGTTAGCGGCCATAAAAAATTCGTGTAGCAAGTTTATCGTATGTCTGAATGGTACAAATATAAGAACTTTAGCTATGGACTCGTCTACAACTTCTTTGATTACGTTTAGTCTATTGCTCACGTCGAACTCTACAGTGTTGCCTGAGTTTGCGTAGACTGCACCGCAAGATATCTGTAGTAGCTTATTAAGATTAACTGCTACGTTAGCACTTGTTACTATCTCATCCTCTGCCAACATCAAGAACTCAGTACGAACTTCTTTATAGTAGTGTTCCTGTTGGCGAGTCAGTGGGGCTTCTCTTTCTGTATATACAATATCAGGCAGGTCTAAACATTCTTCTTTAGTAAACCGTATGGCAGGCTGTAATGTTTTAAACACAGTATCAACCGCATCTGGTTTAGGTATCCATTTGAATCGACTGACTGGGTACATAACTAGGTCGCGGTACGCCGTCTTTGACCGTACTACGTTGTGTGGTACGCATAGTTTAGCCAACCCATGTGCATCAACTGGAGATTGTGCCGCAGGTGTACCAGTCAGCATCCATACCCACGTATCTGAATTAACTAGTTTAGCCATTGTTTTCCATCGTTTAGTGGTAGCTGTCTTGTATGCGTTGGCTTCGTCAATAATAATTAAATCAAACCCACCATCTTTTATAGCGTCTTGTACCACGTTTACACCGTCATAGTTAATGACGACATACTCATAACCGCCGTCGTTTATTATGTCGGTTCTCTTTTCTCTCGACCCATACGCTACCCCGACGCTTCTATGTACAGCAAACTGGAATAAATCTGTCTGCCATGCGCTTTGCATAATTGATAGTGGGCAAACAATAAGAACTCTGTTTATATACCCTGCTTGTAATAAATAATCAGAAGCCCATATACAAGCCGCAGTTTTACCTGTGCCTTGTTCGTTAAAGCAAAATGACCGTGGGTTTAATGTTAAGAACTCAGCAGTAGTTTTTTGGTGTTCCATTGGTGGAAACACCCCACCCCAAACGTAATCGCGCATGATTGGGCTAGGAATGTTTTTCATCCTTAACCCTGCTAACTGTTGTGTTGTAGCTAAATCCCAGTCTACCGTCATGGTGTAGACATCTTCTGTTATGTCTACTACTTTGCTTGTTGGTATTTTATCTTGGATTCTGTCTGGGTTTCTGGTTCTTAGTACGAGAGTTTTGTCCTCTACTACTTGCATATCACTTCTTCTTTGTTGTTCTCTTTTTAGTCACCCGCTTTTTCTTGGGTGTGTTTTTCTTAACAGTATGATCAGAGTTTCTGCTAAAACTTCTGTTCTTACTTGGCTTAACTAACCGCAGATTACTTTTCTTATTTGTACCGCCTTTAGATATTGGTTTCTTGTGGTCAATATCTTTGCCTTTACGATCAACCCCCTCTTTATCCATAGCATAACGAGCGCGTTCTCTAGCGTTTCTTGCTTTTCTTTCGTTTCTTGCTTTTTGTTGTTGATACTCTTTTTTGTACGGTCTTTTTTTGTTTACGTATGGCATTTTTGTTCTTCCTTGCGGCCTCTAATGCAATGGCTATCGCTTGGTTCTTTGGCTTACCTTCTTTAGTTAACTTACTAATGTTCTTCGTAATAGTAGCTTGAGAGCTTCCTCTATGTATTGGCATAGCGACCTCAATTATTTCCGTTATACTCGCAGTCTGTCACAGGACACCACTTACGACAAGTAAAATTCTCATACGGATTCCACACATCAGACTCTATAGATTTCTCTAGTCTGGTAACGTCTTTGTTCCAGTAAGTCCATCCAGATTCAATATCGTCCCGCTTAAACGTAGCGGGTACAAATTCCTTAGAAACCAAGAACAATAACCCACACCGTATTCTTTTTAATTCTTTAAAATGAGCAAATAAAGCAAGGCTCAAAAGTTGTAGTTGCTGCGTGTCTGCAAACTTTGCTGATTTGCCAGTCTTATAATCAACCAACATACCAACTTCCCCATCAACTGCTACGAAGTCAGCAATACCGCGCCACCACACGTTTTTATCAAAAAACTTGCAGGGTTCTAAATCTTTTGTTATGCCCATGCGATACTCAAAAAATTGTTCGCCTTTAGACCTAAGTAATATATCTACGTGTCGTTTTACAAACTCATACTTCTTTGGTATCGGGGTTCCGTCTTTACCGTAATCCTCACAAGCCTTGTGCACCTCGTTACCGTATATAAGGTGTTGGGACATTGGTTCTTTAATATCCTTAACTACTCTTAGTCTGTGATATTTACGCGGGCATTGCTTGTACAAAGATAAACTAGAGTATGACCACGATAAACTCATCCACATTCTCCATAAGACTTACCAATACCACTTTCGCAATCTAACGGCAGTCCTTTTGCCCATTCGGGTGCTTCTCGCATACACTCCTCAATAAACTGCCTTGCTTCTTCTACTTCTTCATCCTTTACCACACACACCAAACTGTCGTGTACTGTCAAAGCAACTTTGTAATGTTCGCTAATCCACCCCATCTGACACGCAATAATACATCTGGCAACCGCTTGGCATATGTTCTCTACCACCTTACCGCCGTATATTCTTACTTCCATCCTACGTGCGCGATAAGTAAAGTCTCCCTGTTCTTGTTTTAAGTTAGGATACTCTAGTAACACGTTGTTTGGTAAAACAAATCCAGACTCTCCTAAAAATACCGCGTCTGATCTTACACCAAACGTAGATTCTTTCTTCCATATAATAGTTTGTAAACAGTGTTGACCGTCTTTCCACAACTGTTTTATCTTGTCGTACTTATTTCGATACGTGTCTATAATTTTTTGGGCTAACTCTAATTCAATATCCACACCAAAGTTTCTGAGTTGGTTGCGGAACCTCTCAGCCCCCATACCGTATCCACAACCTAATATTGTTGTCTTACCAACAAATCTTTCTTCCTTGGTTACATCTTCCGGGGCTTTGTCGTAGATACTTCCTGCCATTATCTTATAGACATCTTCTTTGTTAGCAAACGCTTGTACTAAATCGTCCTGTCCCGATAGCCACGCTAACACCCTAGCCTCAATCTGTGATGAGTCGGCATCAATTAGCGTATGTCCTTTCGGCGCAATAATCGCTCTTTTTATGACGTTATTACCTCGGCTCGGTAAGTTCTGTAAGTTCACCTTATCTGACCCACCCCATCTGCCTGTGTGTGCCGCGTGGTATTTAAGTGGTACAGGCAGTGCGCCAATACGCTCGGCAATGTCAATTAGCCTCTGAGTTCTGGTTTCTTCTAACGTAGACTTTACTCCTAGTCTAGCGGCAACAAGTGCTTGAACCTTTGGATTATCGTGCTCCATCAAGTCGTTCAAACCTTTGTCGCTCTTGGCAAACGCAAAAGTTTCTTTGCCTGTACGCGCTGACGTTTTCATTGGGGGCAACACACCTAATTCTTTTAATGCTTCAGCAAACTTAGGATTGCTTTGTAGTATCTCAGCGTTAGACTTAGCTTTCTCCATTAGTTCTTTTTTTGTCTTAATAATTTCGGCTAAATGATTTTTTAATAAGTCTGTGTCTAACTGCAATACAGGCTCAGAAAACATCTTTATAGTGGTGCTTATCGCTTCGTATTCTTCGTCGTCAATATCTTCGCGGTACATCTCCGCAAACAAATGTATCGTAAGTTCACAGTCGTTCTTGCAGTATTCGCCGTACTGAGCTAAATCTTCTGGGGTAAAATCCTCTCGTCTTTTGCCTAACGCATCAACAACTTCCGTACCTTTCTTACCAATCTTCCACCGTTCACACGCGGCTTTTAGTGAGTTACTGACGTGTACGCCGTCGACTGCTCTTGCTAAAGAAAGAGTATCTGTCCATCTTGGAGGTCGTATATCAAAATGCCAAGACAGTATCGCGGCATCAAACATAGCGTTATGCGCTGTAGCACAACTGTGCTCCCAATCAAATTGATGTAGCCATTGGTATATCTCGTCGTGAGTTCCGCTAAACCATTCTGCTTTGTTGGCGTTTACCTTGACACCTACCCCAATAACTTGGAACCGCGTGTCGTTGATGTATTCTTCTGTGGTGAGTTTAGAAAGCGAATACTTTTTGTCGTAATACGTTTCAAAGTCTATGGTAATAATCTGCACTAAATCTTCTTCCTCAATCATGATGAGCAAAAACCTCTCGTTAACTGACC